ATACAAGACTAGTATAACTAGTATTCTCGTTAAAATATTCTATAACAGGTGTAAAGTCAGTGCCGCCACGGCCATGAAGTTTAAGATCATACTTGCCCTTATACTCACTAATATCTCGTATATAAGTATCACATTGTACAAGAGTTATATCTACACCAGTTTTATATATATGATGCATTTCATTCATAAACTCTCTTACTTCATCATCACATACAGATCCAGATGTGTCTATGGCTAACATAAGTTTTTGTTTCATCTTAACCTTCATACCAGGCATGTCAGGAAATTTAGTATTCTCTTTTCTACGAATCTTTTTCGTAAAAATCTTAGTACTAATACCTGTAAAGCGTCGAAGATAATTTTTCCAATTAAATTTAGGAGGAACTATTTCTTGAATCTTAATAATACCTTTCATCTCACCAGGAATATTACCCTGTTTCTTTTCGGCTTGACTTTTTACTTCACTAAGAACTCTTTGCAGTTGCTTTTCTATAAGTTGCTTTTCTGCATCAGGTAAATTTTGAAAATCTTTCCACGGATGATTAGGCATATTAACATCTTTATCTCCTTCTCCAGGTATTCCTATTGTAATTTGACAATTGCCTTTTTCTACAGCATCAAGAAGTTTATCCATATTCTCACAGCCACAAGTGCCGTTTTGTTTCTTCTTCTTTTGAAGTGATTGAAGCTTATCATAGTAATATCTACTACCTGCTTTTCTATCTAAATGAAGATCAGGATAATCATCTATATCTATACCGCCTTCAGGTAACCATGTTTTATCAATATATTGATTGATTTCCATGTCCATTGCAATATTAGCCAGCTTCTTATCTTTGAATAAATCAAATGTAGTAAGATGGTTAAATGCAATATGAAGTAGTTCATGTTTTAACAGGCCCATACGATGATTATTTGACAAAGGTTCCCAGAATTTCTCACTAATAGTGAGCTGATAGTTAATGCCATTTTTGCTGACAGCTGCTGTACCAATAGCATCATGCCATACTTTATTTAGCATTATTAGAAAGAAACCATAGAATGGTTCTTTTAGCATTAAGTCTTTGCTGATCTTACTCAGCGATTCTTGCTTATTCATATAACTTTTTTATTTTTTTATTAAAATATTCTATACTAAAGTTTATCGTAGTATTTTTTACAAAGTCACTAAAGTCTTTAGAGTTTGCAATAGGCAGTACAAAGAAATGAGGTATATTATATCTTTTAGAAAACTCTTTAGCGAGTTTAATACCTGCATCGTCGTTGTCAAACAGACATACAACTTTCTTGAATCTAGATTTATATTCGTCCATAACGGAGTCTTTCATCATAACAGATTCTGATTGTAAACCTATAGCAGGAACACCTATGACATCATGGATACTCATAACATCTTTTAAAGATTTAGTAATAACTAGTAGTTCACCTGATTTAGGCAATTGTGTATAGCCTTGGTGAACAGAATAGTTAGCATTATTAATCCATTTTTTGAGTTTATCTTCAAATGGTTGATAGATTTTGTAAGTTAGTTTATCGTCTTTTTTCTCTACATATGCATAAGCGCATCTATGAGTTTTGACAGCATTACCATTGTAAAATACATGACTAATAGGAAACACATTAAACTTTTCTAACGTAGACTTTTTTATACCGAAAGGCCCCCAGAATTCTTTATCTAGCTGTTGCCACGGTCTTATTTTTATTCCTAATTCTACTTTTTCTTTTTGTGTTATCTTAGTATAGTTTATAGTTTGTTTATTAGCAGATACATTATAATCAGATAATCCTAGATCAAATGCTACTTTTTGTAGTGATTCAGCATAGCTTAAATTAAACAGCTTTCTTACCATAGCAATAAAATCACCGCAATCACCTGTAGCAAAATCTTTGAACATTAGTATATCTCTATTTACTCTGTGAAAAAACAAAGCAAACGAAGGTATATTGTCTTCACGTAAAGGACTATGATATACTCCTAAAGAAGTTATTTTTTCTCCCATATAAAAACTATATATCTCTTCTTGAGTTACATGCTTTAGTATATCTTCTCTACTAATAAGATCATTAAAGACTATTGAATTTAAATCTATTTTTCCCATAACAAAAAAAGAGAGGGCTTTTACACCCTCTCTGTTTTATAGTTTAGATTAGTTTACCAATCGTCAGTTGATGTGTCCATCAAGTCTTCTGCTTTTGCATCTTGCAATACAGGCTGACTTTCTTCTATTCTTGTTACAGCATCTACAGTAGGTGCTAGTTTAAGACGAGTAGAAGTTTCATCAACACTCATAGATTCTACAAAAGGAACCCAGCTACGTGGCTGAATATACTTTTTAGTAGCATTTAAAGTACCATAAGTAGCAAAGATTCTAAACTTACCTGCATTAGCAAGTCCATCTTTAATATACTTCATAGCGTGATCAAGTAATTCTTTAGCATTAGAAGCTTTAAAAGCAATTTGGTGATCAGCACCATATACTGCGTGAATAATGTGCTTCATAGATTTACCTTGCTTTTTTACTTGCTCATCTATAGTACTATATTGGGTATCTTGAGTAACATACCAATAAGAAGTAGAACACTCTCCACCATTTTTATCTGCAAAGATAATTTTGTAGTCAGGAGCATTCGGTTTGTCCTCTTTTGTTTTTTTGTAAACAGACATTTTTACATCGTTTACTAATCCTGCATTACCATCATTAAAGATTGTAACACCTTGTTTGGCATCAAAGCCATTGTCATTTAAATCGTACATAAATTGTTTTTAAAATTATTACCATTGATTACTTACATCCTCAGAAACAGTTAATTCTGCATCTTCTACTTCTACATCTTCTTTTTCCATTTCTGCAGTTTCTTCTTTACAATCTTCACAATCTTCATCTCTATGAGTGGAATTCATTGTGTATTCTGCATCTATTGTTCCTAGTTCTGGACGAATATCTGCACGAACATCTAGTAATTCTAAAGAATAAAATCCTGTGTTTTCAGAAATTTTAAATTCATTTTCTGTATTATTAGAAAGGCCCAATGTTTTAGAAATAAATTCAAAGATTTTCTTATCACTGAATGTACAAGTTTTAGTTAGTTTAAAACCAGCATCTTTTTCAGCTTTACGAATAGCTACAATAGTTCTATCACTATTAAAACCAAAAGATACTCTATCTTCTCCTTGAATATTTAATAAGTCTTGTGCAGCTTTGTTAAAAGTAAATTTTCTACCTGCACCTGGCTTTGCTAATGCTGCCATAGTTAATACAGGATAATCATACTTTTCTGTCTTACGCTGTCTTTGTGAGGGTACAGCATCCCATGTGAAATTCTCCATTTCTTGTTAATTAATTAAATTGAATAATACTCTCTGATTGTTTCGTTGATATCAATAAGATCGTTATCGACCATATCTTCTTCAAACATTTCGAGAGGGGTTTTACATGTGTCGGAACCTGATGAGATAGTTCTAAATACGTGGCGATTAGGTTTGCCAGGAGATTTTACAATCTCTGTGTATAGAACTATTGTGCTAAAAGACTCAGGAACAAATCTTTCTAGCATTTTACCTTGTACTCCAATACGCTCAGATGCAAATCCAGAATCATCGTAATGTGTTTCAGGATGAGCCATAAGATATACTATGATATCATCGCGCATAGAATCATTAATAAAATTAATGAGGTCATATTGGTTTGCTGCCATTTTTGACCATTTATCAAAGCCTTTCTCAGCTCTGAATTTTTGACTCATAACTGTATCAGTCATGATTCTTGACCAAGTATCGATTACAACAGTCTTGACGTTATCTAGTTTGTTCACTTTCTGTAAAGTGTTAAGTACGATTGCTACGTCAGATGTTTTACGATAATTGCGTTTATCCTCGTTATATTTTTTACCAAACTGTTTAAATGGTAACGCCTTTTGATCGGTGTTAATTATTACAGTTTCTTCGGGGTTAAGGTTTCTTAACGAGGTAGATTTCCCCATACCTGATTTACCAACCAGGAACACTAATTGTGCCATAAAATTAAATTTTGTGATTATTACTACTATATAAATATAGTCATTTTTCCCTGTATTTACAAGGGTTTCAGGTGTTAAATACTCTTAATTTCTTTCTTTACTTCATCTGCTTTCTTTTTACGTTTGTTATACAATTCACCCCTCAAATGTGGGTGCTCTTCTTGTACCTTTCTAGATGCTCTACCGAATGAATCTATGTAAGGTATTTCCCTAGATTCCATATCTTTTAGTGCTTCTTTAAAAGGTTTGTTTACATTATACTGAATATCTAATAAGTAATGGTAGAATAACCTTTCATTAGAATCCCGCAACTCTGGATGCTTAGTAAGCTTGTCTTTTACCCCATTGGTACTTATCTTTAATCATTGTCATATACCAGTGATTAATAACTGCTTCTTGAAA